TTTGTTTTCCGTATCCTTATCTTCACTACCCGGCTTTTCGGTATCCGGGGTTTCAGGCTCGGTCGGTGTGGTCGGTTCCGTTGGCTCTGGATCAGGTTCTTCCGGTTCATATCCAATCGTCTGCCACTGTTCTCCGTCCCACAGTTTTAACCGAAGGTTCTTCTTATCGACCCAGAAGGAATCCTCTGCCGGGTCTTCCGGCGCACTTTCGGACACAGGGATATACGGCTGATACTTCGCGTCCAGTTCCTCATACAGTTCTTTGGACAGCTTCTTTGCCGTTTCATACCGCTGATCGAGCGTTTTCTGAAGTTCTACAGAAATAGCGGTCGCTGTTTTGTACCGCTCATCCAGTTCCTCCAGCAACTCCTTGGAAAGCTCGGCTGCTTTCTTGTAACGGTCGTCCAGTTCCTTGAGTGTCTGCTCCAGCAGGATTGCTGTTTTGACTGCGGAATCATCTGACTCCCAGCCATATCCCCATGTCTTCCCGCCATCTGTGGAAACAAAAAATCCGGCCGGGCTATTCTTCCACGCAACCGTTGACTGTTTCAGGGTTGCTGCGTTGAATGCGTACCGAGTCGTATTCCCCTTACTGTCCGTCTCATTTTTATAATGAAGGCCGAACAGTGCGGCAAACAACGCGCCATCATAGATAATGGAGGCCGAAATGCCGCCCATCTGCTCTCCCACTGCTGTTTCCACACGGACTGCGGTATCGTATGCGGCGGTTGCTGTATTTCGGATACTGTTAAGGGAGCTTGTCAGGGAGGAATTTCGGCTGCTGACCGTAGAATTCGACAGCGTGATGCTGTTATACCGTTCCAAAAGCGAGTCATATTCGGTTTCTGTAACCTTGGAACTGGCTTCAATGCCCAGCTTCGAGATATACACATGAACCGTATCACAGAGCGAGACCTGTTCTGCCTGTACAACATCCTCATATCCGGGTGTATTCCAAAGCTGAATGAAGTCGATTTTAATGTCGACCTCCGGCTCTGTCAGGCTGGTCGTATCAATATAGTCCTGTGCATACTCTCGCAAAGCCGCTTCCGATGGCTTTTCCTGAAAGGCACTGGTGCAGTCCAGCACCGTAATCTTCTGATACGGCACAGTTTTTCGGCTGACCATGACCACTTTTTCTGGCAGTTCCATAACCGCCTGCGTTTCGTTGTCTACCCAGTACGGATGCACTCCTGTAATGGTATTCTCGATGGATTTCTCCATCTTGAAATCCGTCAGATTTTTGCCGTAGACGATATGAACGTTGTGGTCCGCACCTCTGGCTCTGTGAAACTTGACTGTGTAGCGGTCCCACTCGAACTCTCCTCCAAAAGTATCCAATACCGAGCCATCCATACCGCCCAGACAGTTACGGAAAGATGCCGGAACGGACACAGTGAACATCGCACTGGATGCCACATCTGTCCAAACTGAGAACGGACAGTCGGAAGCCGCATGGCTTTTCAGCCCCTGCACCGCTCCTGCGCACCCACTCACTGAGAACGGGGAAACTGTAATAAAGTTGAGCTGATAGGAAATATGCCGTGCCTGAACTTCCAGCTTTCCATCGATCGGAGTCGTGATCTTGTAGATTCGGAACGGCTGCGGCTGCATCGTATCAGATGGTTTGGCAAGGATGACGTTTCCCTCCTCTAGCATCTCAGCGTGGATGCCATCTGCCGGACAGATGAGCTTCAGCTCATAGCTGCCGTTTCGTTTTTCAGTCACGGTACAAGACTGTGCATCTGCCAGCTTTCCAATGCCGTTATTATCAAATTTCATTTCTCTGGAATCATATAAACATGGGATCACTGGCTGCACCTCCCCTCAGAGCGTCCACCAACGGGGAATGACTTCCACCGCCGTGATACCGCCTGTCCATGTGATCTGTGTCTTTCCTTCCGGCAGTTCCGGGAAGTCATCCGAAAGGATGGTCTCATTGCAGAAGCCGGAAGCATTGTAAGCGTTGTGCGTCTCACAGTTGAGCAGCACATAGTCTTTGATGCTGTGGATGGTGATCTTCTCTTCCCCCACATACAGCTCGCCGCCGCTGTCTCCGTAAACCTTGAAGATGGGCTGTGCAGGAAAAGCGAAGGGGTTCTTTAAGGTCGACCTGCCATCCAGCCGGATTGTCCGCTGCCCGTCCACGCTCCACCTCTGGGGCTTACAGTTAAATGCCAGCTCCATCTCAGCGGCTTTCTGAGCAGTCACATCAAAAGCAAGGGCATCCTTGCAGACCGCCATCCGAAAGAAATTCGGGTCGTAGGTATCCTGCAATTTCTGATACCCAACCGGCGACAGAAGCCATGCCTTGACTGCTGCTGTCTTAGCTGGCAGTCCGTTGAAGAAAAATGCCTTATACTTGATATCCACGTTCTGATACCTGCGGCGGCCCGCCTTTGCATTCTCGGTGAGGATGTCTCCGTTCCTGCCGGGTACGGAGGTGCTCTCCACATCCGCAGCCGGGGAATCATACACACCGGGACCAGACAAATATAATAGGAAGTCTTTGCTGGACTTCCCGGCAAACGACAGATACTGTCTGGCATATCTGTCTTTTAACTGAAACTGTGATACTGTTTGCTTTGGGGTGTTATAGCCCATACGCATCTCCTCCTTTACTTGAAGACCGAATCATCCTCATGGATCATGCCGTTGATCTTATCCGCAACGGTCTGTGCGAGTTCATCGTCGTTCCGGGCATTATAACCGTTGACTGTGATATACACACCGCCAAGGTTGGTCGTCCGGGTGGTGCCACCTCCGGCCAGAGTCGCCTGCGGGAAGTTCCAGCCGGAGCCATCGAAATGTGGCAAGGTCAGTTCCGGCAGACTGAAGGAGCTGATGCCCTCCATACCCTGCTGTACCTTTGCTGCCATCGACCTGATCTGGCTGATCAGTCCGCCTTCGCCTTTCTTGATGCCGCCGGAAAGCAGCTTCATGAAGTCGGGCATATAGGTGTCGGCATCTGCCAGCGGCCCTTCATCCGGCACAGAGAAGTGCAGGAACGAGCGGATGCCATTTGCCACACTCTTGACCGCATTGCCGACCCAGCTCACGCCTTTCTTGATACCGCCCGCGATACCTCCAACGATGTCCTTGCCCCAGCTGACTGCCGAAGAAGCCACGTTCTTGATACCGCCCCAGATGGACGATGCCACATTGCCAATAGCCGATGCCGCATTGGAAATACCATTCTTAATGGCATTCACACCATTCGAGAATGCCGACGTAACCTTGTTCCAGATATTTGTGACACCTTCCCGGAAGCCATCGCAGTTTTTCCAGAGAGCGGTAAGTCCAAGACCGATGCCGCCAACGGCTGCCACTGCGATACCTGCAGGACCCGCCAAGCCGGCAAGTGCTGTGCCTGCGGATGCGAGGAACCCACCTGCGGAGCTTGCTACGCCTGCAAGGGCTGTACCCGCGCCAGCGGCCAGACCGGATACAGTCGTACCCACAGATCCGAGCAGACCGGAAAGCGTTGTGCCGACTGTCCCGGCAATACCGCCCAGCGAAGAACCGATAGATGATACGATACCGGAAAGACTGCCGCCTAAACCGCCGATCTTCGATACTACACCGGAGAGCAGTCCGCCCAGATTCGACAGGATTCCCCCACCGCTGGAGCCAAGGCTTCCCAGCTTCGAGATGATGCCGGAGATTCCCTCTCCCAGACCGCCCATTTTAGAGGTCAGCCCAGAGATCAGATTGCCAAACTTCGACACGATCTGACCGCCATCTGCACTGCCGATCTTCGACAAGAAATCTCCGATGTTGGACAACAGACCACCGCCGTTCTCTGTACCGAGGACATTGCCAAGGTTCTGCATCGTATTTCCGAGGTTTCCGATGGTGTTCTTCATGGAGCCGAGCTTGTCCACTAGACCCGTGACCGTATTGACCGTGTCACCGACCTTACTGATGCCGTTGCCCAGGCTCTTTAGGAAATCCGAGTTGAAGGTATTGCCAAGGCTGCGGATTGCATTTCCAAGGGAACTGGTCTGAGAACTCAGCTCTCCAATGGAATCCTTCATATCCGAAAAGCCCTGCTTCACTTCATCGCTCATGCCGCCGACTGCGGTTTTGGTGATACCCTGCAGGTCAGTCCAGATCTGCTGGAACTGTGTTTTCAGACCGGAAAGCCCGGACATCAACTGGGACTGGATACCGCTGCCCACATCCCTTGCAGCACTACCGATACCGCTCTGACTTTTCTTGATCGTGGTAGCAAAACTGCCGACCACGGAATCCATCCAGTCGCCCAGAGAATCTACCGGGGTCGTGAGGTTGTTGCTCATAGACCCGGCAAGTCCCTGCACGGCTTTTACCACCGACTTGACATTTTTCTTAATGCCGGTCGCCAGCAGCTTCATGAAGTCCGGCATACAGGTATCTGCATCGGACAGAGGTCCTTCATCTGGTACAGAGAAATGCAGCAGACTTCTGACCCTGCTTGCGACATTTTCTGCCGCTGCGATCACGGAACCGGCTGCTGCCCGGACACCTGACGCCATCTGGGAACAGATATCTGCACCCCAGCGGTATGCCGAAGAAGCAATCGAACCGAGCGAGTTAAAACTGCTCCTGATACTTGCAACACCAGAAGAAACCGTGCTGCGCAGGCTGGACATTGCCGAAGACACCGTAGACTTGATGCTGTTGAAGGCAGAGGTCGTGGTAGATTTCAGTGTGTTCCAGCCGCTTGTGACCGTACTGCGGACAGCCGTGACAGAAGAAGTCGTAAGAGACTTGATACTGTTCCACGCCGTCGTAATGACCGTCTTGATACCATTCCAGCTGGTGTTCGTCAGAGTTTTCACTGCGTTCCATGCGCTGGTCATGGAAGATTTGACAGCTGCCGTCGCAGAGATGGTAAGGGATTTAATCCCGTTCCACGCTGTGGTAATGACCGTTTTAATTCCGTTCCAGCTGGTCGCTGTCAGCGACTTCACCGCATTCCATGCACTGGTCATGGAAGATTTGACAGCTGCTGTCGCAGAGGTCACATTGGTCTTCACCGCCACAAAGCTGGTCTGGATGGTGGTCTTGATGCTGTTCCATGTGCTGGCGGTACTGGTCGTAATGGAACTCCATGCAGATTTCATCGCGGCACTTACACCTGCCGTTCCGGTTTTCACCGTCTGGCTGATGGCTGCCCAGCTCTTACTGTATGCCTGTTCCACACCCCTCATGGAGTTGGTGATGGAGGTAGACAGCGTGGTGGACAGGTTCTCCGCCGCCGCAGTCACAAGGCTGGTGTTGGTCGTGATACCGTTTGCCAGACCCTGCATGAAGTCCGGCATCCAGCTTTCCATATCTGCCAGAGGTCCTTCATCCGGCACAGA